TTGATGTCTCCGTCAATCTCATACTCAATTGAATAGCCCACAAGATCTATTGCTTTATCATCGCTGCGTAGCCTGACCTTGACCCATCGTGCTCCTCCGTCTCCAACCTGCGTAGCGTTAGATAGGCTTGGTGGGGTTGGTAAGCCTGCGGTGAGTGGGGTTGCCTGGTAGGTAGGCAGGAGGGTATTGCCGTATGGGTTATCAATACGACACACGACTATTTCTTTTCCAGCAATTCTATTATCATCAGCAGTTAGAACGGAGCCTGTGGAAAACGGATCGTCATACACAGCCGTGCCGAATACCCCTGCGTTTGTCTGTTCGCTGTTGGCTGTTAGGAAAGTAGTTTCTAAACTGACCGACTGGTCAGTTTGAAATTCTAACGGCTTCCAATCAGCCCCAAAGGTGGCTTTGCCCCCGCCTCCTGTGTTCCTGTAAGCATACAAATAAATTGTTTTCACTCTCTTCAAAGCGTTTGGTGAGCCCAAACTCAACCAAGTTGTCTCGTAAGTCCAAGACGGAAAGCCTGTGTCTCTTCTTCTAAAACCTTGCCCGACTGGATCTGGGTGATAATAGCCGTCGCCTTCTGCTCCACACCAAACCATTATTCCTTTATTGTAATCGCTCTCGTCTATCCCGTCAAGGACAGGTAGGTTTGATTGGGTTGCGTTTGATCCAAAGCAAGTCCAGCCTTCTGGGATCTGGGTGAAGCAACCGATTGGGATGTTGTCTCTAAAAGACCAGGCTTGTATCTTTGTGTGATAAACTAAACCTTTCGTACAGACATCCGATCCGTTGAGAGGAACTTGGAGCCAATACTCTTGGTCCTTGCTATTGTAGGTTGCGACTGCTCTTGCTAATGAAGGAGCACTAATGTTTTTTATGGTCTCGCTAATGTCTCCGTTCTCTGTTGAAGACAAACGAATTATTCCTTGCTGCCCTTCATAGTATCCGCCAGGGGTTAGGGCATAGATGCTCTTGTCTGTGCCGAGGAAGACGATGCCTGTTCCAGGACAATCAACAATACTATTGGGCGAGGTGGAGCCTATCGTTGTGATGAAACTTTCCACACGGAAAGGAAGTTTCAGGTTGTCTGTTGCGACCATCACATCAATAGAGGTTTCCCTGAAAATGTAGCAAACATTATTCGCGCTGTAAAGCCCTGTGATTGCTCCTCCTCTTGTGCCTCCAACATTTACCTTGCCGAAGGAAGAGACCTGCTCTGGGTTATTGCCTTTGGAATACCACAGGACACCACTATGCTCTGGTGACCCGGAGAAGACCATATGGTTTTTGTAAGTTGTCGCAACCTGGATGCCTGTTGGGAAGGGGATACTATCGTTCCTTGATGGAGCCCTTGCTCCTAAACCTGACTGGGAAATACAATCTAAATAAGTTGTTGTTATGTTATCGTCTATGTCGGCAAGATAAAAGAGGGTCCTTGACGCACCTTGGTTCCCGTCCTTTTGATCTCCCGTTCTGTAAAGTCTTCTCTTCGTTGTTCCTTCTGGACCAAGTGGAATACTCTTCACTCCAATAAGATACTTGACCGCTCCGTGATCTGCTGATTCCAGTATCCCTGCTCTCATTTCCCAGGACACCACGGGGGAGTGGGAAGAGATTGGACCCTCTGCTCCTGTGTCGCTGACGAACGCCACAGCGTATTCAACAGCGCTATGTGTGGTCGTGCTAAACACACCACCGCTGGCGGGGTCTGTGTAGGTGTCAGGACCGATACAGGCTCCGTATGATTGGTCGCTCGGCATAATCCCAAGGGCACCTTGCCCTTGTTCCTTGAAGGTCCGCATTTCCCCTTCGGCAGGGTTTCCAAACTTCGCAGAGAAACGACGGGGTGCTGGGACAGGGATGGGTGCGTTTGGTCTGTTATGAAAGAAAGCAGGACGGACATTACCCGAGCCTTTGTAGAGAAGGGGTGCGTCCTTTCCGTTGAAGATGAATAACCATTTACCCATCCTAACATACTGGGTGCCTGGATCGTTGGGACCTGGAATAGCACGACCAGTCTGTAAGACATAGGTGGTTGGACCGCACCTTGCTTTCAAATCTAACTTCCCTGAAATAGTATTTAGGACTTCGTAGAGCAGGGAATACTTGGCTGTCTTGTGTTGTTGATAGGAATAAATTGAATAAACATCTGTGGTAATCGTGGCTGTGTCTGGGTCATCAGGGTAAAAGTAATCTAAAAACCCTCTATCATTAGTCCAGCAATACCTCTCGGGGTCATAGCGAAGATTGGAAATGTCCTCTGCCCCTTCTGTATAGACCTTCTCGCTCACACCAGTAGCGAAGATAGTTTGTTCTGTTTTCGTTTTAGTTCCCATAACTATCCTCCTTTATCCTGTGTATGTGACGACTGGAACCCAAGGGAATCCCATACCCCTAAACCTTCCTCCATAAGATTGAGACTGGGACCTCACCAACAAGATGTCCCTTTCACTCGCATAACGAGCATCAAGTTTTTTCAGTCTGTCGTTGAACTTTCTTTCACTAACGAGTGAGGCATTATCGTTGCCGTATTTGGCGTGTATCTCAACAAGGGCTCTATCAATTATTAGATGGTGGAACTCCTCGGGTAGAGAAGGCACATCATAATCATCCACAAGAGGGAGAGGTTTGTAAAGATACCGAAGATGGAAGTAAGAGACGGCAGGCAGCCCTCCTACAAGCGGATCGATGGTTGCTAAACCTTTATCAATTCCCACCGGTCTTGGAAAGAACTGAATTTTCTTTGAGCCTGATGACTGAACCCAAATCTTATCCTGCTTGTTGCCGACCTTCACATCACGGAGAGCATCATTATCAAAGGTCACCATCTCGCTGTCTTGGCTATTGATGGTGCCTATGTGGAAGAACTTGTAGGTGGTCTGGTTGGGTCGCTGTAAGGCATAATAGACTTTGTATTGGAAGGCGCTGCCTGCGTCTGTCGCACCTGCGATCCCCACTCTAATACCAGTTCCAAGTCTCAAAGTAATGCTCTCGCAGGTTCCAGTCTCAACCGTGGCTATGTCTATCATCCCGCTTTCTGCTCCGGTACAATCAATAACGGAGACACCAAAGTTGTAAGTCCCAGCATCTAAACCAACGCCAGCATTTACCAACGATGATAGTGAGTTAGGGACAAGATCTAAATGTTCTTTGGAATAGGGGCAATACCATCTGGGTCTTGCGGTGGTGCTCTGCTCTTCGTTGAAGGATACTCTCACCTCTGTTCGTCTGGGGATAGAGGTGACCTTTCCTCTCTTGCTGTGTGCGATAGGGAAGTTAGGAAAACTAACATCCATAATCTCAATCGTATCCTGGGGAAGATAATGAAACCTTTGGATAATAGTGTAGTCAGTTGAAGTGGCTGCGTCGGCTCCTAAATAGGGCTTACCGAGAATAAGACGATGCCTGTTGGTTGATGTGTTGATTATGAGGTTCTCTATTCTGTAATAAATTTCATCTGGTCCTTTGATGTATCCTCCAACAAAACGCTCCACAGGGCTTTCGGTTGCCGGAAGAAGAAGCGCTGATGCCTCAACCAGGATGCTTCCTTGTGTGAAGGTTAGGGACACCGCGCTGGATCCAGTACTGGTAAAGTCAGCCCAGTATCTCTTCTCAATTTCTTTGATGTTGAAAGTGTAAGGACGACTGGTCCAGATACTTTCATAGGCTTCGTTTATTACAGCATCTAAATAACCTCCCTGGGACTGACTTGGGATAGGCGTGTAACTCAATTGGTTTTTGATACGCGCTCTTATTTGAGCAAGGTTAGGCAATTCTTATTCTCCTACTAATAAATGTTTTGTCTATCTAATGAAAGAAAGACGCCCCACCCTACCAAGCACAAAGCACAAAGCATCAATAGGGTGAGGCGGACAACACGCTTGGTTGTCTATGAAGTTACATAACGCAAAGTGACTGCCGAGCCTGGACTGGCGACAGAAGATTCCGCCGCTGCGGTTACACACCAGTGACTAAATCCAGTTCCAAAAGATACTCCGTTAGGGAAAACATACCTCGTGGTCTTGGAACCATCAGCGAGCAAACAAATGTCTGCCGCTGTGGTGCCTCCTGTTGCGTTAGTGCTGTCTGCGAACTTCGCATACACAGCACCCGCATTACCGGTGTTATCAATCTCAACATAATACAGCGAGCCGGTAGTGCCCGTCGTATTATCCGCTGCCGTCGCGTTAGCGTTGGTGTCCTGAACAATCCGCGACCCGAGGGGAGTGGATTGGTTTGTGACTGATAACGCCATTACGCGAAGAGCCCGAGGACCCAGACATCAGCGGTGTCGCTGGAAGCAGCCTCTAACGCCTGCGCGAAAGGTGCCTGCTCGTTAGCCGCACCATACGCGATGGCGAGACCTGCGGTGCTTCCGGAGTTTAGCGTCGTGCCGACGGTGGATACGGCGTCGGCGACTGCGGCACCTTCGACATAACCTTTGACGACAACACGGATAACATCACCAGCAGCCGTGGCTGCGTCAAGGGCGTAGCCAATTGGCTGTGCCGTTGAGGCGTTGGCGTTATCAGCATTTACGACGGTGATTACACGATCGGCACCAGTAGCGCTCGTATCAAAAGCGACGGCATTTTTGGCGGCAATAGCGGCACCTGCTT